CCCAAGAGCAACGTAAAGGATCACGATATGACTATGCTCACTGTGGTGCTGGGCGATCAGGCCGCGCAAGTCGCGGTTGCCGATGCACCGAAAGTCGAAAAGTTTAAGGCAGATGCTGCAAAGCGTCTTGCTGATATGGAAACTGCTCATACCGCAGCCATCGTGGCCAAGGATGAGGAGGTCGGCACTTTGAAAGCCGATAAGAAAAAGCTGGAAGACGTAGCTATGACTCCCGAGAAGATGACTCAGATGATCGCCGATCGAGTGGCGCTTGAGTCAATCGTTAAGAGCGTTGACAACAAGATCGAAACGGCAAACGTTTCTGACGCTGATCTTCGCAAGGCCGTTGTGTCCGCTGTCTACGGCGAGGACATGGTCAAGGACGCGACCGACGCCGAATTGACTGGCATGTTCAAGGCCGCTGCCAAGGATGCCGCTCAAGGAAAAGATACTTTCGCCGATACCGTCAAGAACGGCGTCAATCACAAAACGAGCGACGCTTGGGCTTCGTTCCTGACAAAGGAGGCATAAGACATGGCTATTCTCACAGATACCGGCGTGCGCAAAGCTGGATTCATCGTCTCGGAGGCCAACGATTGGCGCTCGCGCGACGAGGTGACGCTAACAGTTGGCGCCGATGCAACAATCGTTGCTGGCACCGTTCTCGGCAAGATCACAGCCAGTGGCAAGTATATTGTTCAGCTTGCAGCTGGAGCTGATGGTTCCCAAACCCCGGCGGCAATTCTTTATGCCAACGTTTCAGGCAACAGCGAGGACATTACAGTCACAGTTGTTGCGCGCGATGCTGAAGTCAACGGCGCTGAGCTGACCTACGACCCCGCTGCGAACGCCGCAGCTATCACCACCGCGAATGCCGAACTGGCTGCCGTCGGTATCATTGTCCGCTGAATAGGAGCCTAAATCATGGCCACGATGGATATCTTTAACAACTCTGCATTCAGTGTGACATCTTTGTCAGGCTTCGTGCAGAAAATGCCTTATGTGCCCCAACTTCTTGGGTCGCTGAATGTCTTCCAAGCCACGCCGGTTCGAACTCGGTCGATCTTTGTTGACCGTTCCGAAGGGGGTCTCACACTGATTCCAACCTCGGCTGATGGCGCGCCACCAGATGTTCTGGATAAAGACAGCCGCGATGCGGTTTCCTTGCGCACAACCCGACTTGCGAAACGCTTCACTCTGATGGCCGGGGAGCTTGACGGCATCCGTGCCAGCGGCTCAGAAAGCGAGTTGCAGGGTGTGCAGGCTGAGTACAATATGCGTATGGCGCGTATTCGCTCGGACATGGAACTGACCCACGAGCATCACCGCCTCGGCGCGCTTCAGGGTCTGCTTCTGGACTCTGACGGAGCGACAGTCATCTATGACTATTCGACCGAGTTCAACGAGGCCATCCCGGTGGCAACCAGCTTCGAGTTGGACGTTGCGACCACAAACGTCCTCGCTATCTGCAAGGGTATTGCACGCAGCATGGCACGGTCTGGCCAAGGCTCTCTGGCTGGCGCATCCATTCACGCGCTCGCAGGTGATGCGTTCTACGACGCACTGGTATCCCATCCCAACGTTGAGAAGTTTTACCTCAACCAGCAGTTGGCCCAGTCGCTGCAGAACACGCAAAGCCAAGTGTTCGACAGCGTCACGATCGGTGGAATCACCTTCCACAACTATCGTGGCACGGACGACAACTCTCTGGTCGCAGTTCCGACCGACGAGGCGAAGTTCTTCCCCGTGGGGGCGCGCGACGTTTTCCAAGTGGCCTACTCGCCGCTGGAATCCTTGGGCTTTATTGGCACGGCTGGTCAGCCTGTCTATGCGATGAACATTCCCGACCGTGAGCGGAATATGTGGACGAAGGGTGAGATCTACTCGTACCCCCTGTACATGTGCCAGCAGCCTCGCGTGCTGCGTAAGGGGACGCGGACATGACCAAGGTGACCGTCCATAACCCAACCAATAAAACAAAGGCTGTCCGCATTGCGGGCGGCCACACCATCGTCAAGCCCGGCGATAAAGCCAAGATCGACGTCAACTTCACGGACGAGGAGGGTGATCGCTACGTTAAAGCTGGCCTCGTTTTCAAAGGTCCCGGTGCCGACGACATTGGGGAGGGCGCCAAGGAGCCAGAATCCACCCCAGAACCTAAAAACACGGCGGCCCCAGCGCCTAAAGAGCCGGCCCCTGCCCCTGCCCCCCAAAAGGCAGCCCCCGCGGCCCCAGCCGCCCCCAAGAAAGACTAACCGATGCCAATGTACGGAACAGTCACTGACTGGATTGCTTATGCAGCACTGCGAGGGAGCGTCGTAGCTGATGACGTTCCCTCCGTACAAGCTCTGCAGCGGGCCAGCGACTATATCCGGACACGGTATGTCCTTCGACTGGGACTTGAGGCGACCGACGCCAACGTGATCGAGGCAACCTACATCGCGGCAGGATATGACATTGCCGCGCCGGGCTTCTGGGCCAAGACATTCACGGCGGCCTCCGCTAAGGTTCTGGTCGGCGTTGGCGATATCAAATGGCAGATCGTCGGGGGCGTCAGTGGCGCAGACGCTCAGTTGCCCACCTCGCCAGCCATTGACGCGCTGTTCATCGGTGGGCGCACCTATGATGCAGGGATATTTGTGGTATGAGCAACGGAACCAACATTGCCGCTGAGATTGCAGAGGCACTGGCCGAGGCTGGCACAGCGGTCGGCAGCGGGCCGCTGAGCGGCACTATCAAGCGCAAAGGCGCGCAAACCGGCCCCGACTATGCGCCCGTATATGGGCCTGACACACTGCATAGCTTCACTGTCATTCTCGGAAGCTTCGATGCCCGCGAGCGGGCGGACACTGCGATTGCGGCGACCGATACCAAGATCACGGCCAGCGTGGGAGATGTGGTTCCGGCAGTATCAGACAAGATCACTGTGCAGGGCGTTGATTATCAGGTATATGGGGTGACGCCGCTTAATCCGGGCGGCACTGATCTGATGTATAAGATATGGGCGAGGGCGTGACGCGGACAATATACGACGACCACCCCGAAGCCTGCGCAGCCCTAGAGCGCGCGGCATTTGAGCAAGGTGCGATGATGGCGCTGATATGGCTGATCGCGTTCTACGCGGCCAAACGGCACCCGTAACCAACTGACAACTTAACCGCAGCGCCCCATTCGTGGGGCCTTTTGACGTGGGGGCAGCATGGCACGCAAGCGCAAGACATTGCTGGACCTACTGGACGAATTTGAGCCAAGTATCCGCAAGGCATTCCAGCAGGCGCTGGCCAACATTCGCAGCGACGTGCAAATGGCAGCGCTAGAGGCCGCAATCGCCTCTGGCAACGTGGATGTCGCACTGGGCGCTATCGGGCTTGACGCAAGCTATTTCCGCCCTCTGGATGAGGCGCTGAGGGCTGCACACATCGCGGGCGGCGACTTTGCCATTGCGGGGGTGAAAGCAGCGGGTGCACGGCAGGGCGTAAAGGTCACGGGCATGTTCGACAGCCGCAACTTTCGGGCTGAGGGCATCCTGCGCCAGTGGTCGAGCGATAAGATCGTGGAGATTGCCGAAAGCACCCGCGAGGCGGTGCGCGAGGCCCTGACAGACGCTATCACACGCGGCACGTCGCCACGGTCTGCGGCGCTGAATCTGGTTGGGCGCGTTGGCCCCGGCGGCGTGCGGACTGGCGGCATTGTCGGGCTGGACGGGCAAAAAGCCGCGTGGGTGCGGAATATGGGCGACGATCTGCGCAATCTGGACAACAGCTATTTCACCCGCAAGCTGCGCGACCGTCGATTTGACGGGCTAGTGCGCCGGGCAATCAAAGCGGGCAAACCGGTATCTGAGGCGGACATTGCGCGCATCACGGCGCGCTACACCGGACGGCTGCAAAAGCTACGCAGTGAGGCTATTGCGCGCACCGAATTGCTGGGCAGTCTGCACGCCGCGCAGGCCGAGGGACTGCAACAGATGGTGGACAGCGGGCAGGTTAATTCGGACGCCATCACAAACAAATGGGACGCAAGCTCCGATAAATTCACTCGCGACAGCCACCGCGCAGCCGACGGGCAAATACGCCAGCAAGGCGAGGCATTCAATATCGGTGGGTATGCGATGATGTATCCGGGGGATCAGTCGGCACCTGCAGCAGAGGTCGTGAACTG